GGTAGCTACTCCTGCTGTTACGCTCTCTCTTACAAGAACATGAGGCATAGTTGCAGGATTAATACCTACTGAGATATCAGGAGCAGTAGTTTCATTCCAAGTAAGAGTATTACCAGCACTTCCATCAACAGTAGTAGCCTTTAGCCAGAAACTTGCATTCTCTGTCCTATATCCACCAGGTGGAGTAACCTTTATCTTAAAGTCATCTGGTGCTTTATTAGGAAGTAAAGATACTTTTTCAATAGTCTTAAACAAAGCTACTGCATTGGCATTATCTACATCATCATCTACACTTATTGTAAAGTCTCCTCCATCAATCCTTGAGATAAAAAGACAGTTATCATTTAAGATGATAGAAAAGTTAGCAGTTATATCTGTTCCATCCCATTCACCAGAGTCTGCTTGCAATCCACTATTACCCTGCAGACCATCCAATAATTTAGATGCTACAGTAGCTGGATTGACAGAACCTACATGAGCTGGGTCATCTCCATTTAAAGATCGATGCCATGCTACCTCAACTCCATCTATCTCAATAGAGCATGTTTGTGCATAATCTTTAAACTGAATGTACACAATGGCTACGCTCTCTAATGAATCTGTAGTTGTAGAACTCTCTTCCACTACCACATCACGATTAATCAGAAAAGTGTAATCACCTATTGTCATAAGATCAAGGTTAGAAGAAGGATCAGAATTAGCTAAGTAAGTACCAGCACTGTCTTCAACATTAATAGTATGCTTAGTACCATCAGGAGACCAAGCCTGGACAGTACCATCTACTTGAACTTCAATGAAGTATTCTTCTCCATTCTTTTTATAATGATGCCATTTAGATAAAGAGCTCATAGATGCACCGACAAAAGTACCATCCTTTTGAGTACCCTGTCTTGAACTTAACCCTCTTACAATATCTGGTCTGAAATTATCTGACAAGGTACATTGTCCAGGATATCTGTTCTTAGCTGGTTGCTGAGATACACCTTGGATAGGTCTACCTTGATTACTTGTAACATAAGTAATAAGCCACCTCCTTTAATATGTGTTACGTCTCGGGAATACGGATAACCTGTTTGCCATAGAGTTAGGACCACCAGCCCTTGCTATAAAGTTCTGAGCAGTAGGATTATCACGCAAGTAGTTATGCTTTCTATTTCTGGACTCTTCTCTTTGAAGTAAGTTCATAGCATCAATCTCATCTTGCTTCTGAAATTTCCATCTCTTTTCATCAACTTCTAAATCCTGAGCAAACTGTCTTCTTGCTATATACTTAATAGCTGTTTGTGCAATCGGTGGTAAATCATTAAAGTCAATTAGCATAATAAAAGCTAATTGAAGACAAAGAACTCCACCTACAGAGTAATTAGCTAAGTCAGATAAATCGAAGGTATGATTAACCATATCATAAAGTCTACCATCTCTAAGTGCAAGTCTTATGTTTCTGCTTTCACCAGAAGTAATTAAGGATAGAGCATTAGTAGGTGCAACTATCTGACCTGTGTTTGCATCAGGTACTACATTCCAATTATATTCTTTATTAAAGAACCAACCTCTTTGCTGAATCTCTTTTGATATCCTATCTATTGTCCTATTAGCTTGAGCTGCATCTAAGTCTGAATCATTTTCATCAGAGACAGGTGCAAGACCAATACCAGCTAAGCAAGTATTAATTGCATCTAATTTATCTGACACTTTCACCTCCTTAAATAAAAGCCCTCCAACAACCAAATGGTAGAGGGCTATGTATTGATTATAGTCTAACAGTGTTAGACTTGAGTGTTAGCTATAGGTTTTAGTAGCTTTGGCTTTGCCTTTAGCTTTAGTAGTAACATTACTGTCAGCAGTATCAGAATTAGAAACAACTACAGCACAGTTATCATATCTACCAGTAGTAGCACCTTCTGACAACCAAGAGTCGATGAAGTAGCCTTTAGTCTTTTGGTCAAAGAAAATATCTGTAGACAGAGCGATTGTACGACCACAAAGCAAAGCGTCCTGCTGATAGATAATGGCATTAGCTGCTTTCATATCATCAGTTACATCATACCTATTTCCATTATTTGCATTTGAAAGGAGAGAATGATCCAGCCCATCATGCGGGTTGATTTTCATTTGAGTAAACTCAACAGAACCCTGAACAGGGAGACCCCAACCTTTAAGTCTACCAGAGAGGTTAGCATCAAACATAGTACCAGTAGCTTCATTAGAACCACCTTCTGTCTGAGCGATAAAGCCATAGTCAACCAGAAGGCCGAACTCAGCGATAGGTACAAGAACTTTCAGACCAGCGATAGGTACTCTCTGAGTAACTAAACCCATAAGAGAGATCTCAATAGCAGATACAAGCTGATAAGGATCTTGAGCCTGAGAGTCATCATCTTTCAATCCAACTTCAATGGCTACACCCTGACCAGTAACACGGGAGATGCCACCAGTAATAGTGTTAGCATAGGGATCATAGACTCCACCAGTAAGACCAGTAGCCAGAAGCTGCTGAACTACCATCTGGTCTTCCATAGTCTTAATCTTACCAGTCTGATTAGTTGCAAGTTTAGTCATAACATCAAAGTCATTCTGAATATCATGAAGGGTATGTACTGTATTACGTCCAAGCACGATAGTATCAACACGTTGTGTTCGGTACAGCTCGTTAGGCTGTACCCGTCCGCTATCGTCATTACGGACTGCTGCATGTTTCCATGCAGACCAGACTATATCTTAACCTGTAAACAGGTTCCCTCTACTTCGTGGCACTTGCCACTACTCCTTGCAAAATAGGATAGTCGTTGAACTTTCTTAAACAGTCACTAAAATTTATCTTGTATATTTCCCTCTACCAACACCTTTTGTTGACTTAAAACCAAACTGTATAGCAGCTTCTTTCCAGCGGTAACCACATTTTATACTGCTAATCATGGACTTTGATATTCCAGTTTCTTTAGCAATGTAATCATGCGGCCAGTTCTCATTTAAGAGTTTGAAGACAAGCTTTTGTTTGTCTCCAAGTTTCGTTGGGTTTCCTTTCATCAAACCAGTATCAACAGCATGCTGACTATTCTCTTTAGCGGTTACCCATTCAAGGTTAATGCTACGATTGTCATACTTGTCACCATTGATATGGTTTATATAGGTTTTATTCTTTGGGTCTGGATTGTTACAAAAGATCTCAGCCACTATGCGATGCACTGATAATTGCTTTCTTTGTCCTTTGTCGTTGTATAAAGTAACCTTTAGGTAGTTGCCTCTTGGTTGAGGCTTAAGGAGTCTGTTCATCTTATAACTCCAAACTTCTCCATCTTTAGTCACTCCGTACTTACTATATCCAAATAATAATTTTAGTTCTTTCATAGTCACCTCCTTATAAATAAGCAGAGTAACTGTTTAAGCTTAGCTGCTGATTACCATATCCTTTCGGACTTAGGCTTCCCAGCAATTCAAAGGGTTGTCATCTAAGCATCACTGCTTAGCGTGGCTATTAGTTAACCAGAGCGTTCTTATTGAACTCAGTATCATTAGTTGCTTCGGGTTCCTGACCAGGAGTAAGAGTCTGTAGGGAAGTCTCACCCATGTACTTATCAGAAACAATGTTAGTACCTACTACATCCTGTACGGTAAAACCACTAAGTAGGTTCTCACCTTTAAGGTACTGCTCATGAACTACTCCATTAAACTTCTCGATAAGCAAGGTTGATACATCAGCACCAACAGCAGGATTAACGAGATTGTTATTAGTAGAACCAGACATAAATTAATCTCCTTATATTTATAGTAATTGATTAGTAGTATAGTAAGAGAGAGAGTAGTAGGTACTATCACGTTCTATCACGCTCTATAACTACTAAGCTCTCTATACTCTCTTATTATTCTTATTTATTTCTTACTGTTCAATACTGGTCTCTAATTATTTTGTAAGGATTTCTGCATCTTAAAAGTCCTTTAAGAAGTTATATTCCTTTATCTAAACCAGCTTGTCTCCTTTGATCCCATTCAGCAGGATTCTTTCTATACTCACCATTCTTAAAGGCTTCAAAGTATTCTGCTTGAGTAACAGCAGAACTTGAGTCTGCAACTTTAGAGTTATCTCCGGTTTCAAGATCGAGCTTAACAGGTGCATCAGGCTTTCCAGCAGCTTCATATTGACGCCAAATATCGGCAATCATAAGTTTCTGTACCCGTAGGCTGCCTTTCTCCATAACCTCGTTAAATTCGGCAATCTCTTCCTCTGAGAGGTTCTCCGCTGCAAAGGCATCGAGATCATTCCAGCGATCCTCACCGCCCATCAGTTCAAGTGTTTCATTCCAGGCCGTCTCAGCAGCCTTAGCAGCACTTTCTTGATTCTCCTTGAATTGCTGCATAGTCATCGAATCTTTAGCCTTTAAGCCATCAAGGTATGTATCTACCTGCCATTTCCCAAACGCCTCATTTAGGGCATTTCTGGTCTTCTCAGAGAGTCCTTCTTTGGAATATATCTCTGTTGCAATCTCCTGTGCATCAAATCCTTTCTCCTGTGCAAAGTTCGCCAGGTCAGCCGGTATATTAATATCGACCAGCGCACCATCATACTCTATCCCCTCGACCGTCAAATCCTCCGTATGAGGAGGAACAGAGGGTTCCCCAGGTGCTACATCATCTTTGATCTCAATCTTCTCAGAATCGGCCTTCTCGCTCGTTTCAGAGGGTATATCAGAGGGTGTATCAGAGGGTGTATTAGTTGATACCTCTGTAGGATTTTCTTGCGTTACTGTCTCTTCTTTAACCTCTGGTGTTTCAATAGGTTCATTCATTACTATCCTCCTTGCATTGCTTGATTAATAACATCAGGACCAGCTTTCTCAGCAGCACCAGCCATTGCTTGAGCTGCAAGTTGTTCTTGCTGTGCTTGAGCTTGAGCTTGTTGCTTAGCTTGCCATTCTTCATCTGTCATTATCCATGGTAACTTCATACTTAAACCAGCAGCTACTTCTCTGGCATAAACATCCCATTTAGTCCTGGCTTGAACAGGCTCAGGCCAAGTTTGAGGGAGTTGCATCATCTCAGTGAACTGTTTAATTTTATCCAGATCACCTATCTTACCAAGAACAGCCAGTCCTGTCACTATCTGAGGAATTACTTGCTCTTCTGAGAGTGGAAAGTCAACTGCTTTAAGGTACCTATAAGCTAAAGGTGACTGCATAGTCTGAGCTAAGAGAGTATAGACACCACCAAGAGAAGTTTCTAATTCTTGAGCGTCTATCCTTAACTCTACGGTTGTGCATTACGTTACGTTAGTTCGTTAGACTAACTCTATAGGTTTCCCTATAGTTCAGACTATATCTTATCCGCAATGGATCTACTTGTTTCGAGGTTACTTAACCCCTACTCCCTTTCGGGATAGTCGTTACACACTAACATTAACTTAATGTATTAGTAAGCCAAGACCAATTCTTACCTTGCCTAACTGATTTAACAGAAGCTACACTAACTTTCAAACCAAGTCTATCTCTTATTTGTCTTGCTGTTAGTTTAGTGTTTCGTAAAGACCATATAAGTTTTACGTCACGTTCTGTTAATTTAGATACAGGATTAATCTCTCCTTTATTTGTCTTTAATCCTGATGAATAAGCATGTTTAACATTATCTTTAGCTGAACACCATTCTAAATTAGATGCAGTATTATTGTATCTATTACCATCCTTGTGATTTACTTGTGGTAAATTATCAGGATTAGGATTGAAATGTTCGGCAACTAATCTGTGTAATGGATAAAACTTATCAAGGTGTATTTTAACATATCTATTATTCTTATTAATAGAAGTACCTTTTAATACATATCCTTTAGTTTCATTCACAACTACACCTAATGTATCAATACTATATTCACATTTTAAATCTTTATTAAGTTTTACTTTTCTGTAGGACATATTAATCTCCTTTAGTTAAAAGTTAGTTATTGCTCGGTATTCCCATTTTAAAGGGTTCACCGAATTAAAGTAGTTTATAGAGGGCCACACTCGACCCTCTCAGCATCTCTTCTTACAGCAGAATTAATTAAGAAAGCCTGTCCTATTCTTCTCTTATATTCATTTAATACTTCATTGACAGGTTTGAAGTCAGCATGTTTCTCAAGTTGTAGTACACCTACATCCTCTACATTCCCATAAATCCATTCACCTGTAGGAGCAGTTGCTACTTCATCAATATCTATAATACTTCCTTGTCTTAAGAAGTATTTAACATCAGCCATAAGAGCCATACCTTTAGCTATAGCTTCTGATAAGAACTCTATAACAAAGAAGTCACCTGCATGGTCCTCTACTAAACCTCTACCATAGTCTTCTCCGTTAGTATGGTTCCACATAAGAGGTAACCAAGGTAAATCTTGCTCTGGTATCTCTTGCCAGGACTTAATCTGAACACCTAAAGCTGATTGTGTTACTCCAAATTTATCCTTTTCGATGCGGTAGACCCAAGTATATAAGGATACTTCCTCATCTTTCTTACATACTGTATCCCCTTTAATACTTTTAAGTTGATCTTGTATCTCATTAGAGAGTCCAGAGAAAGCTTTTCTTTCATGAATGACAAGTTCTACTAATTTACCAGAAGTATCTCTTCTCATGCAGTATCTATCAAGCTTAATAGCCTGTAAATTACCTTCATTAGGTAGATGCATTAATACATTACCAGCTATTAATAGATTCTTAGCAGCATCTACATAAGCAACTCTGGCAGCTATCTTATTCTGATATGTTTCGCATCTTTTCTCAGCTTCTACTAATAACTCTGATAAGTCTGTTGGATCATAACCTGACTCAACAAGCTTAGCCTGTACTTCTTGTTCAAACTCTAATTTAAAGAATGATCTTTGAACAGGGAATAAGGTAGTAGTTATTTTGTTTGCAAGATGGTTAACAGCTTGAGCTCCTATTCCCTGAAACCCATGCTGATTAGCATTAACTCCTCGATTATTATTGTCATGGTCAGGTAAGATATAAGGTAACGTGAATTTGCTATACTCTCTTGCTCTATCCAGGTACTGGTTCCTGGTAGATTGAAGGGCAGTATACCGCCCTTCGAGATCAACAGCAGCTCCAACGCCCTGCTTAACCTTCCTTAACAGGGTCTCAGGCATATTAGACGCTCAATCCTGAGCCAGTGCTACCAGTAGATGCACCACCTGAGGGCTTGATTAAAGCTCTCTTTCCTTGAGTTCTAAGATCACCTGGTTGCTCTTCTTCACCACCAAGTACAATATCTTCTTCTTCTGTGTCAACTGTTCTTTCCGGTCTTTGTGCCGGGGTCTTTGCTTTCGGTGCAGACATACCCATTCTTTAATCTCCTTTACAGTTTTAAATTAAAATTATAACCACCTATTTTAAATCCAAGTGATTCATACATTGCTCTTGCTGGTTTATCATTATCTATTCCAGAATGGGCTCCGCAGTGGATACTTTTACATCCACTAACTTTGCACCATTTAATAAAAGCTTTGATAAGAGACTTACCAATGGATTTATTTCTGGCCTCTTTAGTCACATACATAAACATTTCTTGACCAATAGGATCATCAGACCATACTTGTCCTGTAATGCAACCCCAGAAGAAACCAACAATATCTCTCGTTTCATTATCATAAGCAATAAAGATATTATGACTCTTCTCTGATATGGCAAGCATAACATATCGCATGGCTTTATTCTTATCAAAGTCTAACCCATTCCAACGGTCAGCTTCATTGATATATTCTTTAGCGATTGTCATCAGCTTAGGTAGGTCTAAATCAATAGCTACCCTTATTGTATATGGCATTTATTTTTCCCCTTAGTTCAGAAAGTATAACGTTCTTGATCATATCTCGATAGTCTGACTTGTGATTTACAGGTACAGGGCTTAAGATATCCATTAGAAGACGATAGACATCAGGCGTAATGATTACGTTAGTATTCTTCTGTCCATTCTTCTGACTCTGCATCAGTTTCGACAATGATAACCTCCTTTATTTCTTTTGACAGTTCAATTATTTCATGGATATCCTCATCATTTAATCCTGATAGCTTAGCTCTCTCATAATCCTGTGTTGTAATTTCTTTATCATCCATAAGAATACAAAAGAGATCACTTATCGCTTCAAGCCTATTCATACATCAGCCTCCGTTTTATCATATCTAAGTTCACCTACCTTTGGAAGTCTTAGCTTACCCTTACTGGATTCTTGTAAAGCATATACTGTAAAGATTTTACCTAAAGGACTTGATGTTAGTTCAGGGTAATTAGATGAGATAACTTTACAAGCTTCAAGCATCTCTTCTGCATCCTCATGAGTCCAGCCTTTACCAAGCATAGCTTTAATCTCTTTTCCATTCCTCCATTTAAAGATTAGATTAGCTACCTTACCTGAGTATTTACCAGTACCTTCTTCTACTCCAATACACTCAAGATCATAGGAGATATCTTTAACTATTTTCATACTTCTAAAACCCTTATGACCAGCTTCCCATCCACAGTTGCAAGCTTTGAATACTGCCCCTTCTTTACCTGCTGCTATACAACTCTCAGCATAATTCATTATATCTTTTTCTTTCAGGAGTAAGTCAGAGGTGGCTATAAGATGATCAGTACTAAGCTCAAAAGGTTTTAAGTTATCGAGCAACTGAACATATCTTACTCCTGCTTTTACGAAAGATTTACCATCAATAAAAGCCTGTAGTGTTACATAGTCATGAAACACTAAGTAAGAGTTAAGGCAATGCTCATGCTGTTCAAAGGTTAGCATCTTAATTCTATTCGGATTAAAGATGCCAGATAGCTCTTCGAGAGAGCAGTTATCACAACACAACTCAGCCATGTAAACGCCAGGTGCTATAGATTTATCCTTATCTATAAGGCTATTTAAAAGATAATCAGTACATGAGAACTGCTTACCTGTACGAGTAAAGAAAGCTATGTCATCTTTATCCCTAACTACTACATGACAGAACAGACCATCATATTTAATCTGTGCCAGGTAGAGATCATTAAATTTCTTACTCTCGGGTACTTCTTCTAAGTGCTTTACCAACTGTGTTACTTTATTAATCTTACGGTGTTCGGAGTCAAGTCCAAGAAATTCAAAAATATTCATATTAGTTATCTCCTTTTAAGTTGTCTAACAGTGTTAGACTAATAATGGTTTACTGTACCTTTGGCTTTAATCTGCCTAATACGTTCCTTACAAACATGGATAATCTTTTCATAATCGAGTATCCTTAGTTCTTCTATGGTTAGGTTAGGGTCTGACTTATGCCTTAAGATACGCTTAATTATATCAGCATCCCAAGGATTAAGTCCGTACTCTTCCCAAATATCCCAAGGTTGAATAGTATAATGAGAGTAGTCAGAGTTACCTACATTATAACTTCTAACATTTCTCATATCCTCTTCCTCATTCAATACTGGTCCCTTACTCATCTTTACCTCTTACCTCCTGTACGTTAAATTTCCATTCACAGAATACAGGGTCGAAGTATACACCAATTACCTTATACTTCTTCCCTGCATAAAGCTGGAAGTATTTAGTTGCCAGCTCCTTAAACATCATAAGCCACAAACTCCACCGGAACATTTCTCTTCTGTCTCATCAAAGACCGTACCAGTTCTATTCTTAGCTTCATAGTATGGGACAGCAGTTAGTGGCTGCCCACCTCGTGCTCCATCAGGATAGCAAGTAAGACCTCTAAGTCTCGGTGCATACTTTAATACTATTTCACTAAATTGATTAGCTGTAAAAGTTTGATCTTCATATGCAGGTAAATTAAGAGTACTGGAAATAGCCATATCCACATAGTCCTGGACATCTGCTTGAAATTTAATTCTTCTCTCTGGGTCATCTGAAAGAGAGCTGGATGTTTCAATACTATCAGGATCAAGATCATATTCATCTATGAGCCTCTGAGCTGTAGCATCTATTACATATTCATAATTCCATTTAGTACCATTAGTAAGATACCTTCTTTTATAAGCAACAGCAAACAGAGGTTCGATACCTGTAGTGGTACTGGCCAGGATGCCTATTGTTCCAGTAGGTGCAATAGCTCTGTATTTCTTTGGCCTGTTAATATCAATCTTATCAGATATAGCATTAGCCCCTGCTTCATTAGCTGCCTTCCATGTGTAAAGCCATTCATGCAATTCATCATTCATCTCATAGCTATAGCCTTTCTTTAATAGCCATTCATGAAGACCCATCAAACCAAGTCCTATCTTTCTATTCTTCTCCCGAGTTTTAACAACTCCCTCATAAGGGAGATCAGCTCTGTAACCTCCACAAACTAAGAACTTAGATGCAAGATAAGTAACCCTTGCAAGCTCTACTCTACTTTCAATATTACCAAAGTTAACAGAACCTAAGTTACATACATCACTATCATCCTCTGATGTAAATTCTGTGCAAGCATTCCGTAACGTATCTTTACTGTTCTCACCTAAGTTGATACTCCATCCAGGTTCTGCTGTCTTTAAAGCTTGGGTTATATTATGCATCCATATCTCTTTAGCACGATAATGATACTTATGTTTCTTATCATGAATAGCCTCAAAGAATAAGTCATCATAGTTAACAGAGATATTAGTCATATCTAAGTCAGCAGGGAAATTAAAGTCAGCAGCTTTTAAAGCTTTAACTTCCTCACTCCAATCTTTTGCATGTACGAAATCAAGGCAATCACTATGAAGCCAGTGCAAGGAAGCATACATAGCAGACCTACGAGACCCACCTTGCATTACATTACGTCCTACTTCATTCAAGACTTTCATAAGAGGGATAGGCCCTGATGCAACTCCTCCTGTTCTACCGAGTGGAGCACCAGCAGGACGAAACTTACTATAGTCAACACCAATACCACCACCTGACATAAGACAGGACATAGCATTATGAGTGATACGACACCATTCTTCTCTGGTATCCTCTTGAGCACCCAGACAAAAGCAGTTGTTATAGAAGTTTGCTTCCTGTCCTGCATAGTATAAGTACCTACCAGCAGGTATGAACTTCATCTCATAGATGATCTCAACTAATTCAAGATACTCATTCATAGGTAACAGTCCAGAGCATACCTCTTCAACCAGTCTCTCTGTATTCTCTCGCCAAGTCATACCATTACTATATTTTGCATTGAATATATTCTCAGCAAAAGTGGTTTTAAAAACACTCAAAAGAAACCCCCCTTACCCTGTTATAATATCCACAAGATTTTAGTTCAAAGCAACCACCACGGTAGATGCAATCAGGTACAAGATTGTAACTCAAATTTTTATCTACTTTACTAAGTTCTTTTTGTATAAGTTTCATTACTTCCATAGTCTTTCTGTGTGACTTGAAGCACAATCTCTTTCTTGCCATACTTATAAGGGCCTGTGCATTTACAACCATACCATGATTAGTAGGTGTCCACCTATTGCTATCTTTACTTCCACCTCTATCATCTCTTTGTGTTTTGACAAAGTGAGTACAGCCCACATTGTGTCTTACAAAGTGAGTGCTTACAAACGTAGGTATACCAAGCATAGTAACCTTAAAGATCTGTGTTCTAATAGGAGAGTGTTCACACCTATACATGTCAGGTAGTTTCGCATTAGAATCAGAATCTATAGTCATACTACAAGCCCATTGTAAAAGGCTTTCATCAGTTAGTTTCTCTACTAATACTTCCATAATTAAACATCCTCAATATATTTAGATAAGATATCGGCAGGGTCAAGCTGGTTCATACTCTTAATTACTTTACCATCCTTTTTCTCAGCAGACTTAAACTCATTGTTCCTTACAACAATAATCTGTGCAAGTTTAATAAGCTCATCTAATGAGTAGTTAGTATTGTTAATCTCAAGTAAGATCCTCTCCATCTCCACTATCATATTTTCTGCCCAATCAATAAGCTTATTATAGTTATCAACTTCAATACTAAACATTGTAGGAGTAGGGACTGGACGACAAGCAAACTTAGCTTTAGTACCATCGAGTACAAAGAGGAAATCAGCATACTCAACAGCTTTGTGAGCTAAAGTATCAGCCATATAGAACTCTCTAAGCTCCTCATGAAGCATTTTAATCTCCAATGCAGGATCAAAAGAATCCAGCAGACCTCTTCCTTTATTCCATTTGATTGTTCTTACTTGCATTTGCTTTCCTCCTTCTTTTAGCATTATAAGCAGCTCTCTTCTCAGCAGCAGTTTTATGATTATAGTATATCCATTCTGTCTGTGGAGTAGCATGTATCTGCCAGAAAGTAATAAGCCTCTCTAAACAACTTATTACTTGTTCTATAGTTTTAGCTTTACCCCATCTGGTTACAAGATTATTTACTGAACCTTCCACCTTGTTGCATCCTCTACACATAGCAGCACGGACGTAGCCTGTGTTGTGGTCATGATCTATCACTACATTAATTGGTTTAATTCTTGTCAAGTCTCTACCACAAATAGGACATACTCCATTCTGTTTGGCGATTAGCATACTTCTTATCTTTGGAATTTCAGTTCGTTTCATCTTTACCATAACTCTTTCCTCTTCCTCTTTACCCATGCCTCGGCATCCTCCTTATTGTCAAATGTAGTTTCGATCTGCTTACCCCTTGGTAATCTAACCCTTGCACGGTAATACTTTCCACGTTTTCTTACACCAGTGCAACCTCTGTTCTGTCCCTGCTTGGATGGATCAGAGGGCCTTAAATTGCTTATCCAGTTATGAGTCTTAACTCTATCAAAGTGATCAATACTATATTCAGGTAGTTCACCATGGTATAAGAGGTATACAATCTGATGACCTTTAATCATTTTTCTTTTACCATCTATACTCCCACAAGAACACTGGATATATCCATAAGAATCAGTACCTATCATCTCTTTACCTGTCTTCTTATTAATAATAGTACCGGTTTCAAAATCAACATCAAATCGTTTAGTTATGTTGGGAATGAACTCGCTCCCTCTTTTGGTATACTCCACAACTCTCCTTTCTCAGTTAGCATCCAAGCTAATCTTGCCTGCTCTACTAATCTCTCCTTTGCAATGTCAGGTTTAGAGTAGTGTTCTAAATATGCAACTGATGTTTGATATATTAAATCCTTTTCACAAGTACAATCCTCTAAGAATGTAAAAGCTTTCTTCGGTCCATAACCTGGAATGCCACAATAGTTATCAACAGAATCACCAGTGATAAGCTGTGAGTAAAAGAACTTCAATCCAGCACCACTGAGCTTGTCTAACGTGTTAGACTTTTTCATACCTACCTTAACAC